CATCTCGGTGGCAATCTTGACCGACAAGCTAGGGATTATGAAGGGCCAACCCACGTCAATCCACGCTTCTTTATCGTTAACGACGACCCATCGAGACCTGATGAAGGAGCTAAAGTCGGGAAGCAAGTCTGATGCCATCGAGGTCGAAACCAACGAGGAAGTCATGCCAGACGCGTCGTGACGAATTTGCCCAATAACAGTTATATTCACTTTAGCTGACCTAATGAACGATTCAAGTGCAGCTAATGGCCAGGACGGGGGGGAGGGGGTCGAGCATTCGGCTGGGCGCTCAACGGCGACGCATTCCCCAATCGGAAAAAACTTTGCAAACCGTCCCCTTCGACAGTCCAAGTTCTCTCCCCGCAAGTGTCTCATCTGCTCCCGGTCGTTTACCCCGGACCGTGAGACTGGCCGGTTTTGTTCCGAGAAGCACCAGATCGAGTGGGTGAACAGCCAGCCGGAGCATCCGGTGATCCCGAAGGTCAGCGCGCAGCATCCTAGAGCCTTGGAGTTGCGTGACCAGCGGACTCAACTGTGCCTGCTGGAGAAGGCTGACCCCTTCACCTACGGCTTCGTGCCGGATCACTGGGAGCTGGCCAACAAGGTGTGGGCTGAGTGTAGCGAGCTGCTGATAAGCGGTGGCAACCGGGCAGGGAAGACGCTGTGGGCAGCTAGGCGGGTGGTGGAGACGCTGCTAAGCAAGGAGAACTGCAACGTGCTCTGCTGCCATACCAGCAACGCCACCTCAGTCACGGTGCAGCAGCCTGCGATCTACAACTATCTGCCGGTGAGTCTGCGGGCTACGAAGAAGGGGAAGATCCACTATCTGAACTACTCGAGGAAGAACGGTTTCACGGACGGTAGCTTCATCCTGCCTAACGGCTCCCGCTGCGACTTCCTCAACTACACGCAGAGTGAGAACACGATTGAGGGTCGGGAGGCGGACCTGATCTGGTGCGACGAGCTGGTGCCGCAGAGCTGGGTGGACACGCTGAGGTATCGGTTGGTTACACGTCGGGGTAAGTTGCTGGTGACCCAGACTCCGCTGGAGGGTGTAGCGTCAGTCTACAAGGAGTTCACTGGGGGTGCGGCGATTACCGAGTGGCACAAGGGGCAGATGCTGGCTGGGAAGCAGGGTTTGCCCACATGGCCTATGGGCAAGGCTCCGAGGGTGATGCGTTTGGAGAAGCAGAATCGGTCCACGGTGTTCTTCTTCTCCGAGGACAACCCGTACAACCCGTGGGACGAGATGAAGTCCAAGCTGGTGGGTGCGCCGATGGGGCAGATCCTGACGCGTGCCTATGGCTGGGCGAGTGACAACATCGGCAAGGCGTTTGCGCGGTTCCGACCCGAGACGCACTGCATCCCTAGAAGCAAGATTCCTGATGGGGGTACGCTGTACATGGTCTGCGACCCGGCTGGCAGCCGTAACTGGTACTGCCTGTGGCTTCTGGTCTACGAGGATGGCCGCAAGGTGGTGGTGCGTGAGTTCCCGGACTTCACCGGGTACGGCGAGTGGGCGCTTCCGAGTGAGAAGGCGGATGGGAAACCGGGTCCGGCGCAGACGTTGGAGGCGGGAAGGAGCGTAATCGAGTACCGGCAGTTGTTCCGTACCATCGAGGAGGAGATTGGCCGTAGGGAGCCGGTGATGCGGTTGATTGACCCAAGGGCAGGTGGAAGTCCGGCATTGAGCGAGCAGGGTGGGACGACACTGATTGACCTGTTAGCCGAGCCTAGCGATCAGGACGATGGCATGGCGTTTTTGCCAGCCCCGGGTGTGCCTGTGGACCAGCGTACGGCAGCCATCAACTCGGACCTGAGCTACGACGCTACCAAGCCACTGACGTCACTTAACGAGCCGCGGCTGTACGTAGTCGACGACCTGCACAATCTGATCTGGTGCATGTCAGAGCATACTGGACGGGATGGTCAGAAGGGTGCATCCAAGGATCCGATCGACTGCTTGGGCATGCTGCTCATCTCTAAGATCGAGCATGTTGGGGCCGGTGGGCTGGATAGCTACGGCGGAGGGGGGTATTAGCGTTGCTTTTTAGGCAAAAAGAGACCAAAGGGCTGCAGATGCAATACGCGACGAGCTATAAGACCAGTGGTGATGCAATGGCGCATGTGGGTGACGCGCCTGACGTGGGTGCGCTGAACGAGGAGCTGCGCCGTGCGGCAACGGACTTTGGTCTTGGCACTCGGGTTGGTCAGGCTGAGAACACCCGGTACTGCCGCTGGGACGGTCAGAGCGGGGATGGTAAGAAGTGGAATGACAACCAGCCGAACGGGAAGATGGCGTTCCCTTGGGACGGTGCGTCCGATACGCGGATCCCGCTGGCTGACGAGGTGGTCAATGGGCTGGTTGACGTGTGCTCGACGGCCTTCTGGCGCTCGATGCTGCGTGTGGCTCCGACGAACGTGCGGAATCTGGACACCGCGGTGACCGCACACTCGTTGATGGACTGGGTGATGAACCAGAAGCTCTACACGGACATGACCCGTGAGGTGGAGCTGCTGAGCCAGTACTTGTGGACCTACGGATGGGCTGGTTGCCATGTAAGTTGGCAGCAGGAGATCGGGCAGAAGGAGCAATACGTCACGGTAGAGCAGCTCATGCAGATCGCGGCGCAGAGTCCTCAAGGCAGCGTGCTGGCGGACCTGCCGAACCTTCTGGCGAATCCGGATGCAACCGACCAGTTGGCCGAGCTGCTCATGGCGGCTTTCCCGAATCTCAAGAAGCGCAAGGCTCTAGAGTGCGTGAAGGACCTGCGCGAGGAAGGCGAGTGCGAGATCTACGTGCCGACGCTGGTCAAGAACTCTCCGAGCGTGGCGGCATTGGCTCCATACGACGAGCTGGCGTTCCCACCGGAGACGACCGACATCCAGAGTGCTCGTGTGGTTTTTCGTCGTTGCTACATGACCGAGATCGAGGTGATGCAGCATGTTGAGACCGATGACTGGGATGAGGAATGGGCCAAGCAGGCGATTGCCACTCGCGGACGGTTCAGCAACTTCTCTGACTACACCTACACCATTGGGCTGACCAACAACGCGGTACTTGACCGTGAGAACCTGATCGAGGTGGTGTACGCCTACCAGAAGGCGCTCGATGAGGACGGTGTTCCGGGCGTCTACTGCACGGTGTTCTGCCCTCAGGTGGGCAATGCTTGGGGCAAGTTCGAGCTGATCGACTACGAGCACGGTCAGTATCCGTTCATCGTGTGGCGTTCCGAGGTGATCCATCGGAAGATCGTCGAGAGCCGTGGTGTTCCTGAGATCTGCAGCACCTGGCAGAATGAAATCAAGGCCCAGCGTGATTCGATCTTCGACTACACGAGCCTGAACACGATTCCGCCGATCCAAGTTCCTAAGACGAGGGGCGGAAACCTGCGTCTTGGGCCTGCGGTGCAGATTCCGGTGCTGCGTCCGGGTGAGATCTCGTTCATGCAGCCGCCCGCTCGTGAGCCGAGTGTTGCGTTTAACCTCATCGCAGCCATCGAGACGCAGGTGGATCGGTACTTTGGCCGTCCCACCGAGAAAGTGCCTCCTGCGCTTACCCAGATGCGGCAGCAGAGGCTCGTGAACAACTGGCTGCACGGCTGGACCGAGGCGTTCCGGCAGGTCCTGAGCCTCACGCTGCAGTACACCGGACCCGAAGAGGTGGCTCGTATCACCGGAAGCAACGTTCCTCTGAGCACGAACGTCCAAGAGTTCGATGTTTCGCTGAAATTCGACGTGCGCGAGCTGCAGACGGACCTCGTGACCGAGAAGCTCAAGGCGCTTTCTAGCCTCGTTCTGCCGCTGGACAGCGTTGGCGTGGTGGATCGCACCAAGTTGGTGGGTCTGGCGCTGCGTGCGATTGATCCGACGCTGGCTAACGAGTTGATTATGGAGGCTGGACCGGCCTCGCAGAAGATGTTCGACGAAACCAACGACGAACTCGGCCTTATGAGCCTTGGCAATCCGCCCAAGCTGCGTGAGAACGATCCCACAGCTCAAGCAAGGCTTAACTTTGCGCAGCAGATCCTGCAGGCGAACCCGAAATACCAGCAGCAGGCTCAACAAGATCCTTTGTTCCAAGCCAATCTGCAGAAGTACGTGGAGAACCTGCAATTCTCAGTCCAACAGCAGCAGAACGCGGTCACTGGACGTCTTGGTGTGCAACCCGGAGCGACTCCTCAATGAGAATGACTGACGAACAGCTCAAGATGGCGCTGGGTGGTGTGGGCGAGCATGAGCCGGTGCTCCGTGCATTGCGGCAAGTGCTGAGTGAATTGATTGCTGACGAGGTGTCCGCAGCGATCAACTCGGCACTGACTTCAGAGGCGAGGGCCTACAATTGCGGACGAGCGGCTGCTCTATCGGATGCACGCTCGTTCCTCGTGGAGATGGGTCTAAAGCTGGAAGCTCCCCAAGAATAATTGGTTGACGTTAGCGATAACGTCGTTCATTAGGGCTTCAGCTTTCTGGGTTTAGCGTTAAACCCTGTCGTAGTATGCCCGACTTGCAGGGCCTAAAAAGCATGGAAGCAACACAAACCGGGGAAGCGACACCCTCCCAAAACACGGCACAACCGCTCAACCCGCTCCCGCTCGACACGGTGGCGTTGGCGAAACTGTTGGAAACTCGGTTCTCCGAGACTCCGACAAAAGCTGTCGAGGAACCGGAACCAGCCGCTGCGAGTGCAGATGAGCCGGTTGCCGAGGAGTCAGCGTCCGAGACTGCTGAGACCGGGGAGGCGACACCCGTGGAGGATCCCGCTGAGGAAGAAGAGACTTCTCAGCAGACTGAAGACGCTACCGAGGACGAACCGGCTGGAGTCCAGAAGCGCATCAACAAGCTCGTAGCCCAAAAAAAGGAGGCCGCAGCAAAAGCGGAAGCCTTGGAGCGGGAGCTGAATGAGGCGCGGACGAAGCTGGAAGCTCTTGAGCAGCAGGCGGCAGTACCGCAGGCGGCAGCGACGACCGACAATCCGTTCTCTGACATCTGGGACGAGGCGAAACTCAGCGATGAGTACCGCAAGGCCCGGGAATTGAGGAGATGGTGTGAGGACAACGCTGACGGCTGCGAAGTGGGCGGGAAAGAGTACAGCGCGGATGAGATCAAGGCGATTCGGCGACGAGTCGAGGATGCCTTGGATGTTCACATTCCGACGCGGCACCAGTTCCTAGCCACGTACAAGCAAGTCCGCCCAGTTGCCGAGGCATCGTACCCTTGGTGGAAGGACCGTAGCAATCCGACGTATTCGGAGGCGCAGCAGGTTTTGCGGCAGATGCCACAGCTTGCGTCGTTCCCGGATTATCAGATTGCCATCGGTGACTTCCTAGAAGGTCGGAAGGCTCGAATGGAACGCGAGAAGAGCGCGAAGGTTGCAAAGGCCCCTGTGAAGGTGGCTCCAAAACAGCCTGCGGCTCCCAAGGCGAGTCCGGTCAAGTCTGACAAGGCCAACGATGCGGCGCGGTCTGCCAAGAAGGCGTTCAACCAAAGTGGGAGTACTGCCGATCTGTCGCGGTTGCTTCAACACACAATCTTAAAATCCTAATACTATGGCATATCTTGGTGTAAACAATCAGGTCGGCGTCCGCGAGGAATTGGCCGACTATATCGCTAACGTCGACGCTAAAAGTACCCCCTTTGTGTCAATGTCTCCCAAGGGGAGGGATCTTGGAAACGTAGTCATGTCATGGCAATGTGACGATTACTCCGCTCCTCAGCTTGGCGGCGTGATCGACGGCACTGACGTCTCCAGCTACACGAACGAGTCGGCCAATCGTCTGCGCGTGACCAACTACGCTCAGGCTTTCCGCCGCAACAGCCGGGTCGGTTTTATCGCCGAGACCCAGAACGTTGCCGGCGCTGCCTCTGAGGTCGCCTACAACGTCGCCAAGCTCCTCGTCGAGATTAAGCGCGACATGGAGTCCACGTTCCTCTGCACCAATCAGGCGGCGCAGCAGGACAACGGCTCCTCCACTGCCTACCAGACCGGTTCCCTCGGTAACTGGCTTCTCGGCACCAACAGCTCCAACATCGGCGCTCTTGCCTCTGGTTCCGCCTTCGCTCCTGCTGGCGGCGTGACCCCGGGCACTGCGGCTACCAATGCCATCAGCTCTGTCACCTCGGCGAACTTCGCTGAGTCCACCGTGCAGAACGTGCTTACCGCCATCTACTCCAAGACTGGCGTGTATCGTGACTACGACTGCATTCTCGGAACGACCCTGAAGCGCGCGTTCACCAACCTGACTAGCTCTTCTGCCACGCAGGTTGCCAACACGAACAGCATCGCTGCCACCAGTGTCCGCACGTTCAATCAGGAGCTGTCCGCTGCTACGTTTGCTGCCTCCATCGACGTGTTCGAGGGTGACTTCGGTCGTCTCATCCTGCACCCCACCACCTTCATCGGTGGCAAGAACTCTGCGGCTTTGGATTCGCAAGCCTATCGTGGCTACGTGATCCCCATGGACATGGTTGAGATCCGGTACTGCAAGCTGCCCGAGGTCAAGGATCTCCCTGACGCTGGCGGCGGCCCGATCCGTCTCGTTCAGGCCATTGCCGGTCTCGTGGTGAAGAACCCCGGCGGCTTCGGCATGTTCGCTGGCGCGTCGTAATAAATCACTCAACGGGGAGCATCTGCCATATCGGTGGGTGCTCCCCTTTTTTCTATCATGCAATCACCCATACTAGACAACGTACTCCAAGGACTCCCGGCGCAACTGCGTCAGGATGTGGTCAAGGAACTCGCCACTGGCTATCACGCGGATCTGGTTAAAGCCGAGGTGCACCAGAAGCGCATCGCCAAGGACAGCCAGCAGGATCTTCGCAGCATCGACGGCATTGGCCGGTTGCGGATGCGTATCGACCCGACGCTCTACCATCATTGGGGAGCTAAACTTGGCTACGAGTGTTGGAAAGACTCTCAGTTCCTGCGTGAGGTGGAGCGCGACAATCCCGAGGTGCGCGTCAAATGCGGGGGAACCAAGTTGCAGGTCGGCTTTGCTCCGACGAACACTAAGTTCCGCAAGAAGTACTGACGTATGGCACAGCAGATCATCAACATCGGCACAACGGCAAATGACGGTACTGGTGATCCGCTGAGGACAGCGTTTGACAAGTGCAACGACAACTTCACTGAACTATACGCTGGCGGCGGTGGTGGTGGCGGTGGAATCGGAGGTAACACTGGATCCACGGACAATGCGATCCTGAGGGCTGATGGCACTGGCGGATCCACGCTTCAGACTTCTGGAATTACGATCGCTGACGGCGCTTCTGGAACCCTTAGCGGCACCAACAGCGGGGACCAAAACATCTTCTCCACTGTTTCTGCAGGTGGTCAGTCTCTAGTTGCTGACAGCACCTCTGACACACTGACTCTGGTTGCTGGAACCAACGTCAGCATCACGGCTGATGCATCGACCGATACGATCACCATCTCCGCAACTGGAGGATCTGGTGGTGGAAACGTCTCTGGTCCTGCTTCTCCGACTACGGATAATGCTCTGGTGCGCTGGGATGGAACCACTGGCCAGCTCATTCAGAACAGCTCTGTCACGTTGAGCGACACTCAGGAGATGAGCGGCCTGAAGAGCGTTACGTTCAACACGGCTGGTGGAACAGTCGGGGTGGCGAAGATGGTCTGGGATCCGACTAATCAGACCATTGACCTTGGTATTGGAGCTGGATCGGTCAACGCATTGCTTGGCGTCGATAGTCATGTGCTGGGGCGCAACACCACAGGATCGACAATCACTCGCGGGCAGGTTGTTCGAGTAAACGGTGCGAGTTCTGGAAACCTCACAATTGCGTTGGCTCAGGGGAATACGGATCCGAACACCACAAACACCATCGGCATTGCTGCGGAGACCATTGTCAACAACGCCACTGGAATGGTCATCACGAGCGGACTGCTGCGTGATCTCAACACGGCAACTTTTGCGGCTGGAGATCTTCTCTACATCAGCCCAACAACTGCCGGGTTGCTGGTAAACACGATTCCAGCAGCTCCGAATCACGCGGTCCGAATGGGCTATGTAGTCAGTGCTCACCCTTCCAACGGCATCATCTACGTCGCTGTCAACAACGGCTATGAGCTGAACGAGCTGCACGACGTTAACTACCCGACGACGCCAGCGACAAACGACTTCCTAGTTTACGTCACTAACCGTTGGGAGAATCAGACTGCAGCCACTGCCCGCACTTCGATGGGGCTGGGTGCTCTTGCAACAGTCACGCCAGCTTCTGGGGTAGCCACGTTCCTGACGACTCCGACAAGCGCGAATCTGGCTTCCGCAGTCACCGACGAGACTGGAAGCGGATCTCTGGTTTTTGCTACGAGTCCTACTCTGGTGACGCCTGCGCTTGGAACTCCGACAAGCGGAACACTGACTAGCTGCACTGGACTTCCGCTTTCTACCGGAGTCACTGGAAACCTGCCAGTCACTAACCTCAACTCCGGAACAGGAGCGAGCAGCACCACATTCTGGCGTGGCGATGGCACTTGGGCGACTCCGGCTGGTGGAGGAACCAGCATCACCAACGTCTGGATCCCAGCTGCTCAGTGGATACCTCGTACCACAAATGGTTGCGGCATCGACTCTCGAGAACAGGCCACCGGAAACATCAACACAGACGAGCTGCTGTTTGACCTGGGCGCCATTGAGTTTTGCCAAGCGATGGTCGTGATGCCGAGCAATTACAACAACGGAACCGTCACCGCCCGATTCTATTGGACGGCGTCTGCTGGAACGGCTGGCCAGGATGTGATCTGGGCAATCCGCGGGAGAGCGTTTGGTGACAATGTCGCTCTTGGGCAAACATATACGTCTGGAGGAACAGCCATACTTGACACCTATTTTGCGGCAAACCAAATGCATGTATCTGATCCAACCGCTGCTGTGACAATCTCGGGAACTCCAGCAGCAAACAAAGCGGTTATATTTGAAGCATTTCGAGATGCATCAAACATAAATGACTCATTACAAGCAGACGCTCGTCTCCTCGGAGTGGAAATCTCCTACACAGCCGCCTAATGCATCGCCGCAGTCGCCACGTCATGTTCTCGGCTCGCTACGCAGGAGCTGTTCTGGTGCTCGATAGCCGCACAATTAGCGGCGTTTCCAATGGCGGGACACTTTCAAGTTGGGTTGAGAAAAGCGCGAACGGCAGGACGTTTACAGCAATAACTGGAAAACGGCCGACGTTCCAGACCAGCATCCAAGGTGGTCAGCCTGCGGTTAGTTTCTCGGCGACTGCTAACTCAGGAGTTGGCACATGCATGACGACGTCAATTACAGCCGCTCAAAACCCAACCCAATACGTTTGGATATGCACCAATGTGCCTAGAAATGTAGGTTCAGACAAACACCTTGTTTCCACTGACGATGGAAGTTTCAGCATAATAAATTTTTCGTACGTTCATTTTGGTGGATCATTCTCTGGTACATCGACGCGTTTTTTTAGCAGTAATACGTACAATGTTTGGATCTTTTCGGCAACCGCTGGGACGCCTTACATCAACAGTGTCGGCTACAACGGCTCAACGATTTATGGATTCAGAACAAACGTTTCGCAGTCCGCACCTGTGATAGGAACTACAACCACTAGAATATCGCTCGGCGGACGTCTAAGCGGATCCGACCTCGACACATCTGATCTAATGCAGTTCCTGCTGTTCAATTCATTCATCTCCAAATCTCTCAGAAGGCGATTTGAAGTTGCAGCTTCATTGTCCTTCAAAATCGCCGACATAAACAACACTGCGACCCTGTGAATACTTTCCTCACCTACGACAAGCAGCTCCGCTCCGAGACTGATCCAGAGATCATTGCCACGCTTCTGCGCAAGGGCTGGGTCGAGGCGCCGCAGCCTCCGTACGATCCTGCGACTGAGACATGCCAGTGGATTGATGGCGCTTGGGTGGTCGCTCCGATCGTCGTCCCTGTACCGACCCAGGTGTCGATGTGGGCATTGCGTGAGGCGGTGATGCAGGCCGGCGAGATGTCCGCAATCACGAACGCACTGAACAGCCTGCCAGAGCCAGAGAAGGCGATCGCCTGGAACCGTTGGGAGTACAAGGAGAACATCGTCCGGGACAGCCCGATCATCATGATGCTTCAGAACGAGCTGGGATGGACTGACGCTCACGTCGATGACCTGTACAAGTCAGCGGCTGCCATAGCGCAGAATCCGAACTGAGATCTTGAAAGGTAGACAACAAACACTGAACTAGACCAAGCATGAATGTAGGAGCTAATCGTCAGCTAGGCGGAGAGTACGGCGGAAAAGCCAACACCTCGACCGCTGCTGTGACTGGTGATTTCTGGAAATTGCAGTGCCTCACCGCATGCACGTTTTCGGCGGTCACCTGCAACATCACCAACTTTCCGACTGCGGTGTCCATCCCAGCAGGCACTGAGATCATCGGTGTTTTCTCTTCGATCGCAGCCTCTGCGGGCACGTTCATCGCACACAACCGCAAATACTAACCGACCATGCCAGCCACCAAGATCACCGAACTGACAGCGATCTCCACGGTCAACACAACGGTTGATCCGCTCGCAATCGTAGATGTCAGCGATACCACGCAGGCTTCTTCCGGCACCACCAAGAAGATCACGGTCAGTCAGATCGACGCCGCTATCTTCGGATCCAGTGGCAGTAAGGCTATCGTCGTGGACAACGTGGCGGCTCTGAAGGCGCTGACTGTTTCCGGCATCACTGACGGACAGCTCTACATCACGCGGGGCTACTACAGCGACAATGATGGTGGTCAAGGGACGTACATTTACGACACGGCTAGTGCGGCTGCTGACAATGGCGGGACGGTAATCGCTCCGACGGCTGGATCTGGAAGGTTCCTGTTGCAGTATAGTGGGCCGGTGAACGTAAAGCAGTTTGGAGCCAAGGGGGACTCCACAACTAACGATACAGCAGCAATTCAGAACGCCATCAATGCGTCGCTATCTGTATTCATTCCATCTGGGAGCTACAACATCCAGGGCACTGCCACATACGGGCTTCTGCTTCGTGAAGGCTCTGAGATTTTTGGATCCGGAATTGACTCTACCGTCCTAATCAAGAGTCAAGCTAATGGGGCTTCGTTTGGATGTTTGCATGCAGACAGCGGATCTTCATCCGTTAAGCTGAAGGGAATTATCATTCATGACATTCAAATTGACGGCAAAGTAGCGACCCTCGGATTTAGTGAATTCCAGCATCTGATTTCGCTAAACGGAGTCGTTGATGCCAAGATCTACAACACCAAACTGATTGGATTCCGAGGTGACGGTGTTTACATCGGATCTGGAACCACAGCAGGACACGAGCGACACAACACGAACGTTGTAATTACAAACTGCGTGTTTGATGGCGTAAACAAAGACAACCGAAATGGAGTAAGCGTCATCGACTGTGATGGATTCCTTGTTAGCGACTGCTATTTCAAGTCATGCACAAAATCAACGATGCCGGGTGCCGTCGATATAGAGCCTGATTCTTTTACATTCCACATAATCAAGGACATCAAAGTTGTTAACAATAAGTTCTACGACATTGGTGGAAACGTTGGAGCTATTTCTGTTTACTTTCCAACGTCATCATTCACGACTGCTCCGAGTGGATTTTTGATTGAAGGAAATAACATTAACACATGCGCTGGGAATGGTATCTTTTATAGCCAAATAATTTCAGGAGGTGTCGCTGAATCGACAACCGATGCGTGCCTGAAGATTTCTAACAATACAGTTACATCTTCATACAGGCCGTTCAGTTTGTTTAATTGCAAAGAATCGTTGATTGTTGGGAACAGCTTCCTTGGATCAACAAATCAGGCTCTGCTTTCTTATAACACAGCAAACGATAATCTGCTTGATTGCAAGCTAATCAGCAACTCATTCACTCTGTGCGGTTCAAGTGGTGGTATTGGATTGGAAATTTTCAAGTGCAGCAGACTTTTGATTGAAAACAATACATTCAATGATTGCGGAGCCGGAACTCCTGGATCTGCGAATGCGATTGATTTCAATACCGGAACATCGTCATACGTTACATTCAACGGAAACGTATTTGTTTCGCCGACTGGAAAGACTCAAGTTGCTATTCAAAAAGAGGCTGCTCACACATTTACAGCATCAACGAATCAGTTCTTTGAGAATGTGCTAAGCGGATTGACCAATGCGTTTTCATCTGAGTATAACGACATAGTAGAAACATCATACACTCCTGTTGTTACTGGATCATCTACTGCTGGATCTGGAACTTATACTGTTCAGTACGGAAGGTGGCACCGTATTGGGAAGCGTGTCTTTTTCAGAATCAAGGTATCCGTCAATTCTGGACACACTGGAAGCGGGATGATTCAGGTTGGCCTTCCTACTTTGGCTGTTGCTGCTCCTAACAATGAAGAGACTACATGCACCATAGCAGTGACTGGAGTTTCAACTGTTGGAGGCCAAGTTGGGCTGATAAACCCAGCTCTTGTTGTTAGCAGTCTTGGTGCAATTAGATGCTACCATACTGATACCGGAACTCTTGCTCAGACATTGATTCCTGCTGGGGCGTTTACCGTGTACGCTTCTGGATCGTATTTCTCTGCCTAATCTCATGAACACCAACGATCTCAAGGACGCCATTGTTGGGATCGGAAGCACCGGAGGCGGCGTTGTCGTCTCTTACATTGAGGTGCTGAATCCATATGTCCGATTCGCATCCCTCTGCATCGGCTGTGTCATCGGACTGATCGTCATCTATAAGCACATTCGACACTGGAACGACAAACCATGAACGACTCTATTAAATCCCTCATCCGTCACGTCCTAAGCGCTGCTGGTGGCTTCTTGGTTGCCAAGGGCCTCGTCTCTGCGGATCAGCTCCCAGAGATCGTTGGCGCGGTCATTACGCTCGTTGCCGCTGCTTGGGGCTACTTCTCCAAGGCTAAGGCCACTCCTCCTGCGCCGTGATCGAGCAGTTGGTTCTGGCGGTGCTCAAGTTCATTGAGTACCTGTTGCGAAAGGACCAGACCAGTGAAGACGCCAAGCGTGATCCGGGCCTGCGTGACAAGCTGCTGGATCGTATTCGCCAGCATGAGCAGCGGGTGCGCAGCGCGGGTGATACTGGTGCCAAGCGGTGAGCCGGTAAGACTAGCCGAGGATGTGAAAGTTCGGGTCTGGGTGCTCGACTCTAAGGGGCAGAGCGTCCGATCCTCCAACCGCGTAGTGCTACCTGCAGGGTGGTATGCGCTCCCGAAGGACTGACGTGATTAACTACAAAGGCCAACGTTTCTCCGGCTACAACAAGCCCAAACGGACTCCCGGTGAGTCCAAGAAGTTTGCTGTCTTGGCCAAGGAGGGAGATCAGGTGCGTCTGGTGCGCTTCGGGGATCCGAACATGACCATCAAGAAGCACATCCCGGAGCGTCGAGCCTCTTTCCGCGCTCGTCATGGCTGCGATAATCCCGGCACCAAGTTGTCAGCTAAGTATTGGGCCTGCAAAGCGTGGTGATCTATGCCTAAGACAGTCACATATTCCTACGTCCTGAGGAAAAGCTGCGAGATGACAGGCCGGACGTATCCGCCCACCACTGAGGAGGCTAACTTCTTCCGTACGTTCATCGGAACGGCTTTGCGTCAGGCGTGGGAGGCATTTGACTGGCCGGAACAGACGGTTACACAGCAGGAGTTCTTTGCTCCGGATTACTCTTCCACGGAGTCTTATTCGTTCGGCGATGTCGTCTACTGGCCCACGGAGCAGAAGTACTATCAGTGGATCAATGACGGATCTTCCTCCGGTGAACCTCCGACGTTCGATGAGGACTACTTCTTCGTGCTTGGCCTAGAGGATGGAGTAACTGCGCTTGGTCTTGAGAACGGTGAGAGCATCGAGGTGATTCCTCCGGTTGGAACGACCTCTGGCGGCACTCTCAACTCCACGTACTGGGCCGAGGCTCACCCGTCCTATTCCAGCAGCTCGAATGCAAGTTGGGATTCCAATACGACGTACGAGGTTGGTGACATCGTGCTCTACGAGGTGACTCAGCAGTACTACCAGTGTTTCTCGTCTGCTTTGGCTGGAACTGAGCCTACGAACAATCAGTTCTGGGGTCTGCTAAATCCTTTCTTCCGCCACGTCTCGCAGATCGACAATCCGGATGGGACCA